TCATGCCGTTTTCCTTATTTTACGGGCTTTTTTGGCGGGGAGGTTTTCATATTCCGTGACATTCACCTCAATTCCATCGGAACATATCGGAACACTCACTGGACGGACAGCAAACCACTCGACGCCTTCGGCCTCGGATTTTGGGTTGTGGTAATGGCGGTGTAACATTGGCACGGACGTTCCCATTTCCTCCGCGACTTGCTCCAGGCTTCGCACGATGGCATTGCGATACGATCCGTAGGAATGCCGGAGCGCGTCCTGCGGCCAGCCCTCGTTTCCGAAAACCTCTCTACCGAGCCGCCGCAACTCCCCGGCCTTGACAGGATCCGCACTCACGACCGCACCGACGCGCCCAGGCAGGATTCCCGCCCATTCCAAGCCCGCCCGCAGCGCCGGGGAAATGGGGATGATCCTCGCCCGTTTCCCGCCCTTCGACACACACGCTGGCAGACGAATCACCCCGAACTGGAAATCAATTTCCTCGCAATGCAGCCCGCGCTTGCCACGCCGCTTTTCCGCCGCCGGACAAATCTCTTGCGGCCGCATCCCGGCAAACGCCCCCAGCACCACCCACGCCCGCCACGGAGCCTCCACAGCACCCAGCAGCTTCACCAGCTCATCCGGCGAAAGCACACGCCGCCCCACCTCCTCCCGCGCCACCGCGGGCAGCCTCTCTGCCACCGTGACCGGCGCACGCCCGGCGATCCCTTCCCGCAGGAACCACTTCCACAGCTCCACGACATACGCCCGCTCATCCCTACGCACCTTCCAGCCCCTGCCCTCGCCCCGTGCCGCGAGCCACGCCGCCAGCTCCGGCAAATGCACATCCGCCACAGCCTTCCCCTTGAAATGCTCGCCCATCGCCTTGAGCACCCGGTTGACATGCCGTAGATATGGCGTCACCTCGCCAGCCGCGGCTTCCTTCCACTGGAGGAAACGCCCGACCGACTCGGAAATCTCCGAGCTTACCTTCCGAGCGGAAATGTATTCGAGGACGTCCACCTCATCGCCCTCGGCTACAAGCGCGCAGACCTTTCCCAGAAACTCCCTCCGCTCGCCAGACAGCCCGCTCCACACCAGCCCGCCTTCCTCGATCTCGGCCAGGCGCATGGCGGCGCCTTCCTCGGCCTCGGCCTTCGTCTTGTAAGTGGAATATCGCCAGCCCTTGCCGTCCCGCCAGGCGAACCTCCACCGGCTCGCGCCCGTCGCCGGATGCACCCATGGATACACCGTCAGGCGCATTCCCTTCTCCCCCTTTATGATCTTGCTTCGCTTGGCACTCATAGTTTATTGTCTCCCGTTGTGAAACCTCTCCCCGTAATTATCACATCCGGCCTTGTCGGCTGGACACTTCTGTTTTCCCTTTTCGGCATCTTACCGGCAGCCCCAGGATGGGTGCGCGTTGCCATTGCTCTCGCCACCCTGGCAGGCACCTTTTGGAAACTCGAAGAGTTGGAATCCCTAATCGGCAGGAAAGCCTTGGAGATTGCGGCAAAACGGGAGCGGACATGGCACATGCAGCAGAAGCGGGCAGCAAAAATCAAACGCCTTTTGTGGTTGCCCATGGGTATTCTCATCCTTCCCGCCCTTTGGATATTGGGAGCAGGAGCCGCCGGGGATTGAAACCGATGATCCGCGAATTCATCGCCGCCGGAGCTGTAATCGTGGGAGTTGTCATTCTCGCCGCTGGCACATTGTATCGATTCTTTCATTGGTGCATCGAATTGTAAACAAAGGGGGGGCAGTATCTACAACGCCGTAGGGCAATCATCTCTTCCCCCCCGTCCCGTTTTTTAACGGTTCATCGCATGACTGATGATTGACTGGAGCCAGTTTCATGGCCTTCGCCTTGTCCACGATAGCCCCGGCTATGTCGTAGTTGATCCGGCGCAGATCCTCGATCCCGATTGCCGTGCATAACCGGATAAGCTCCTGCTTTGGCAAGCCGGTGATTTTCGCCGCCTCGGCAATTTTCTTCTGTAATTCAGGGGAAAATTTAATGGTCGAAGGAATGGGTTTTTCTTTCATGGCTAGAGCATAATAGGGAAAAGTAGAATCTGCTACTTTTTTTTGTTGCTCAGGTAGTAGTTTCTACTATTTTTAAAACATGCCTACGAAGAAAGCGCCACCCACCCGGAACCTCGCCGCCTCCATGCCGGTGAAACTAACCCCCGAGATTGACGCCAAAGTCATCGCCGCCGCCCAGCAAACCGGACTCAAAAAAAGCGACATCGTTCGCATGTCCGTGGAGCGCGGCGTGGACGTCCTGCTTGCCCAGCTCACCAGTAAACCCACAGCCGCCTAACCCATGACCCTCTCCCCGGATCAAATTGAATGGGTGCTCGAGCGCACCGCGCAGCTTCTCGCGGAGCGCGTAGAGGAGCGCGTGGGCAGCATGGGGGACATGGCCGTGTTTCCCCTCTCCACCGTTTCGCAGCTTGTCGGCCTCTCCACCAAGCAGATCCCCGTTTATCTCCCCGTCACCAAGACGGCGGAGGGAAAGCACGGCGTCACCATCGGAGCCATCCGCAAGCATATCGAGAGCCGCACCGAGCAACCCAAAGGCCTCGCCCGCCGGAAAGGAGCAGCAGCATGAACGAAGAACTCAAACAGCTTATCGCAGACGCCCGCATCGCCCTCGAAAACATCGAGAGCCACCCCAGCAACATTTACAGGAACGCCTCGGCCTCATGGCTCCTCTCCATTGCCCAATCCATTCAAGCCCACAGCGAGGTAAACATCGAAGAACTCCGCGCCCAAAAGCCATGAAAATCGCCTTCACCCGCCAAATCCCAGGCAAGCCGCCCGTCAGCATCACCATTGAAACCCCAGGGGAAGACATGCCCCTGCTTGAAGTCTGGCGCGATCTCATCCTCCCCGTCCTCAAAGCCGCCGGATTCTCAGACGCAGCCATCGCCAACCTCCACGACAAGGACTGACCCATGAGCATTTCCCACGACACCGACCCTTTCCTCGCCTTCGACGCCCTCATCGCCGCCACGCCGGACGAGGAACTTGCCCCGGCCATCCCCTCCAACATCATCCCCATCCGCCAAGGGGAGGGGAACCCGAGCGTCAACGCCCGCGACCTCCACACCTTTCTCGAATCAGGCCGGCAGTTTTCAAACTGGATCACCGAGCGCATCGAAACCTTCGACTTCATCGAGGGCAGGGACTTCACAACAAATTTGTTTAGAAGCGCCGCAGGTAGGCAGACAAAGGAATATCTTCTCTCCCTGGACATGGCCAAAGAACTTTCCATGGTCGAACGAACACCACGCGGAAAACAGGCACGGCAGTATTTCATCGAGTGCGAGAAGAACCTCGCCAAAGCCTCCGCCGATCCCCTCGCCGTCCTCCGCGACCCCGCCGCCATGCGCTCGCTCCTCCTTGGCTACGCGGAAGACGTTCTGCGCCTAGAGGCACAGGTGACCACCCTCGCCCCCAAGGCCGCGGGACTCGAGCGCCTTGCCGGAACCGCCGGCACCTACTGCATTACGGACGCCGCCAAGTCTCTCGGAATCCCACCTAAACGGTTGTTTGAAACGCTAGAGGGAAAAGGCTGGATCTACCGCCGGGGAGGGGAATGGCTCCCCATGCAGTCCAAGCAGAACCTCGGCCTCATGGATTGCAAGGTTGTCTCGTTTCAAGCGAGCGATGGCACCCGCTCCACCACCCAGGCGCGCGTCACCGCCAAAGGCCTCGCCCGCCTCTCCGAACTCCTTACCGCAGTATCCGCATGACCATCCACCCGCACGACCACATCCTCCGCTTCCGCTTCGAGAGCGAGGCGCGGCCAGACATTTCCCATGTCGTGGATCTCGGCGCATTCGGCGGATTCGGGGAATGCTCCTGCGAGGATTTCCAATTCCGCCTCCTGCCCGCCCTCTCGCGCCACCAGCCGCCCACCGGCGGCCGCTGCAAGCACCTCCTCGCCGCCCGCGAAGCTCTCCTTGCCCAAGTCATCGACCGCATCACCGCAGGCAATCCCTAAATTCTCACCAAACAACAAACACAACCATGATTCCCACCCACTACCTCCATATCGTTCTCGGCATCATGCCGGGAGTCGTCATCGGCTTCCTGGTCGCCTCCATGCTAGCCACCCGCAAATTCCGCCGCATCTCGGCAGATGAATGGTTAGCGGCAAGGAAGTTTTATCTCTGGGAAAAAAACAACCGCGAGCTCTAAGCCATGCACCTAGATCCTCTCCGCAATCCGGTTCTCTCCCTATTCCGCCGCATTTTAGCCAACAACGCCGCAATGTGGAAAGCCTGGGCGATTCACTCCAACGACCGGGAAAACCCGGACAAGCTACACGCCTACGTCCGCATCCTCCGCCGCGCTCACCGCCTGCAACAATCCCTCAATCAATATCTTCCATGACTTGCCAACACATCGCCGCCCTCGCCCGCGCTGCCCGCCAGGCCGGACTAGAAAACATCCTTCAGCTATCCATCGCCGGCGAACTCCTCCGCCGTGGCGAGGCTACCCTCGTTTCCATAGCGATCTCCCTGGATACAACCATCGAGGCCGTCGCCCACGCCTGCGCGGAAATGGAACGCAACCACGCCGCCAAGAACATCGTTTGCCGACAAGCCCTCGGCTACACCATCGCCCGCCTTACCCCCGCCGCTGAAATGCGTTTCCGGGAATTCCTCACCCCCCACACCAAGCAAGCCGCATGAAACCAGACCCACACACCACCGCCGTAGCCACCTATCCCACATGGCTCCTCGAAGCCGTCATCCGGGACATGGGTGAGCGCAACCTCCGCAACCAACGCGACCACGAAGTCCGCTGGTGCGCGGAACGCTCCTCCGCCGCCCGCGCCGAGCGCCGCAAGCGCGAAGCCGCCCTTTCTTAACCACACCACCACCCACACCACCTACCATGTTCGCCATCCGCACACTCGTTAAAAATCCCGACGTCATCACCCAAAAGGTGGAACCAGGGCAGCAGGAAGTTTCTTTCACCACCGCCAGCCAGCCAGGGGACTTCTACCTAGTCCACCCGGCCACCACGAAGGAAATCCTTTTTGTAATGTTCCTCGCCCACCGCGAGGAGAAATTCGCGCCCGCTCGCGGCAACGGAATCCTCATCCGCAAATCCTTACTGGCATGACCATCACCCTCCCCCTGCCGGACAAGGCGCTATCGCCAAACTCCTCCATGCACGCCATCCGCAAATCCACCTTCACGCGCCGCGCCCGCCAGACCGCTTTCTTTACCACCCTCAAAGCCCTCGGCGTCCCCACCGTCCCCACCCGCATTCTCATGGGTGACCGCCCCAAGCTCGGCATCACCCACAAAAAGCCTCTTACCTCCGCAGACTACCGGAAAATCTCCACCCTCCTCCTCCCCGCCCAGCCGCCAATCATCGCCACCTACTCCCTCGCCTTCCACTACAAGGAAAACCGCACCCGCGACGACGACAACGCCGCCGCTTCCTGCAAAGCCTACCGCGACGGCATCGCCGACGCCCTCCGCATCGACGACAGCACCCTCCGCATCCAATCCCTCACCGCCGCCATCGACCGCCTAAAACCAAGGCTGGAGATCACATTGAACGGGAACGCCGATACGCCGCCCACCGCATGAAAACCCCCTTCCGCTTTCCGCTCCTCGCTGGGGACATCGCCAGCTTCTGCCATCCCTCGCCCATGCACGACTTCCACGAACCCCACATCCTCGAAGGCGCGCTTGTCGCCGCCAACGGCTACATGGCCGTCAGGGTGGAGCGCGGGCGATGGATGGCTAGTGACTTCACACCCGCACCGAAAGCCTTCACAACCCGCCTCACCGCCCTCGCATGGGGCAGTTTCCCGGACGACTCCGCCGAGTGGCGCGCGCTCGACGACGTTCGCGGCCAGCTTTTCCGCTACGCCCCGATCGGCATGTTTATGGAAAAAACCCACAAATGCGCGCCCTCGCCCGTTTGGCAAGTAGGCGGCCAGCACCTCATCCGCCTCTCCCACCTCCAAGCACTTTCCCGGCTCCCCCGCTGCGAAGTCCACGCCGGCAGCCAGACCCACGGCACGCCCGCATTTTTCCGTTTCAACGGCGGCCTCGCCATCGTCCCGCCCGATCCGCGCCTCACCGTCCACTCCGCGGCCATCTTCGCCCCCGCCTATCACGCCCTCGACGGCTACCGCCGCGACCGCAGCACCACCCGGCAAACCTTTTCCGGCGGCCACCTCAAAGGATGGCCGCCCGCACCACCCACCGACGTTTAAACTTTTATGAGCATCCAAGCCACCTCCTACGTTCTCCACCGCCGCTACGGATCCCAGACCCGCAAGCTCCTAATGATTGCCATTGCGGACTTCGCCAACGACGACGGCGAGGCCTGGCCATCCGTGGACACCCTCGCCCAGCGCGCGGAATGTTCCCGCCGTGCCGTCCAGGAAAACATCCGCGCCCTCCAGATCGAGGGAGAGCTCGCCCTTCACCCCAACGCAGGGCCCCGCGGTTGCAACCTCTACCGCGTGATTTTTAAAAAAACCGAGCATCGGAAAATCGCACCAAAAGGGGGCGCACCTGCTGCACCCCCCGTGCAGATGAGCGCCGCCCAAACGCACGGGGGGGGTGCAGATGAGCGTCGCCCAGATGCACCCGAACCATTAGGAACCGTAAGAGAACCATCAAGAGAGAGAGAGCGCACGCCCGCGCAGCCTCCGGCAGAATTTTCCGAAGAGGAGTTTTGCGACACCATCGAGTTTGTCACCACCCTCCGCCCCGGATGGGACACCGCCTTTTCCGCCAAGGAGCGCACCGCCTTTTCGGCAAACGCCGCCGCCCTCCGCACCATCACGCCCACAGGCCGCGCCGCCATCCGCCGTTTTCTCACCGCCCGCCTGGCACAGGGTCACGCCTATTGGCAGCCGAAGACCCGGTTTCAGTTTCTCACGGATTCCAGCGACGTCCTAGCCCATGCCCTCGACTGGGCAGCCAAGCAGCCCAAGCCCGCCGCCCCAAAGCCTAAGCCGTCCGCCCCGGCAGACGCCGCTCCCCCCATGACCCCGGAGGAAATCGCCGCCTGCCTCTCCACCCGCTAACCACCATGCACCCTGAGCTACCCGGCATCCCGCCCGCGCCGCCCCAAGCCCCGCCCCGCACACAGAAGTCGGCGGACTACCTCATCGCGCTTACGCGGGCGCTCCACAGGCTCAATCTCTCCCCGCAGCTCCACACCCTCCTCATCGCCATCGCCCGCGAGCAAACCGCATCCAGGGCGCAGGGCGCCACCATCCCCAGCCTCGCCCTCTCTCTGGGCTGCACCTACCAATCCATCGCCCTCCACCTCCGCAAAAACACCGAGAACTTCACCAGCCACGCCCGCCCCCACCCGCAAGCCGATCTCATCCGCCTCTCCCGCACCGGCGCCGAGCTCCTCCGCGAAGTCCGCACCCTCACCAAAGCATACAGCCCAAAGAAATGACCCCGCCCGCCATACCCATCCCCCGCGACCCGCGCCACCAGCGCTACGCCGACGGGATCCTCGACGGACTCCAAGGCCGGGAAGCCTACCGCCTAGCATTCCGCCCATCTACCCCCAAGCTCACCATCGCCTCCGCCGACACCGGACACAAGCGACTCAAAAAAAATCAAGAAGTCATCAACTACCTCCGCGCCGTCCGCGCAGCCAGCGCCACCTCCACCGTCCTCACCGTCACGGAAAAGCGGGAATTCCTCGCCCGCGTAGTCCGCACCGACATCACCACCCTCTCCATCGATGGCGGAGGGAAAGACGGCGACATGATTAAATCCTACTCCGTCAACGAATCCGAATCCTCCCGCAACGTCCGCCTAGAGAAACACGATCCCCTCAAAGCCATCGACCTCGACAACCGCATCGCCGGGGAAGATCCCACCGCCAACCTCCTCACCGAACTCGCCCAAGCCCTGCAAAACCTACCCAAGCCCGCCGTCTCAAAACTATGAACCCTTACCTGAAAAACCTCGACGCCTTCGCCGACCTCCTCGCCGCCTGCAACGTCATCGACGAGGCAGCCGTTCACGACGCCGTGGACTACGACGGCGAAGTGACCTTGGGCAACATCGCCATAGCACACCGCAGACTAATGGCGGAAGAAACAGCGGACTCTATTTGTGAATCACTCAAACGCGAGCGCGACGAGGCGCGGGGGCAGCGGGACAGGCTGGCTGAAGTCATCAAAGTCGCCTCTGTCTTGATCGCAGCCAAGGGGCGACACAACACGATGCTCGCTTACAACGGATTGCGTGATGCCCTTCAATCCCTAACCCCGAACGCAAAACCATGAAAACACTTGTTAAGCGTTACCGGACAGACGAATGGCCGCACGCGTCTGATGGAATCGAAATAGACCTTGGGAGCGGTAAGATACGCATCGGAATTCACGCCATACGCTTGGATCAACTCCCGACATTTTTCAGCAATCACGCGCTCCGATCCGATTGGAACATAAGAATCGGACGGCTTGGTATTGCGTTCAAATCATCTTATCCCTAACCCCGAACGAACCATGAAAAAGGACACCCCTCGCACCAACGCGGTGCTGAATACATTTGACGGCAAAGCCTCAAAACTTGCTGCCGACTTGGCCACTCACGCCGAGGAATTAGAGCGCGAACTCACCGCCGTCACTGAGCAGCGCGACGAGGCGCGGGGGCAGCTTGCTCTCACCGAAAAAAACCTCAAAATATCAATGCAGCAAACCAAACAAGCCGTGCAGGATCGCGCCGACGAACACGTTGTTTTGATCCAGCAGCGCGACGAGGCGCGGGGGCAAGCAAATGACATGCGCGAAAAATGGCTAGCAAAAGGTCTATGCTGCGAGCATTTGGGAGCGGAACTGCATGAAGCTATCAACCAGCGCGACGAGGCGCGGGCGGAAATGATCCGCTGGATGTCCATTGCCGAGGGGCGGGGGCGAACGGATGATGAGGAAGAAAACGACCAAGCCAACCCTCCCGCCACTCATCCCTCGCTCTAATTGTCCACCCTCTCCTCCATCCTCCGAGACTACCCGTCCCTCGCCGATCCGGCCTGGAGGATTGCAAACCTGCACACCATCCGCGACGCCGACGGCCACCTGGTAAAATACACACCCTACGAAGGACAGCGCCAATACTACAACGCCAAGCACCTTTGCAACCACATCCTCAAAGCCCGCAAGCTCGGCTTCTCCACCCACCTTGAAATGGAGATGGCAGACTATCTCATGTTCCACCCCAACCGCGTCGGAGGCATCATCGACTACACCCTCCCAGACGCGAAGAAAAAGCTCCGCATGGTCTCCACCACCCTCTCCCACATGGACAACGGGGACATTCACCCGAACACCTGGAGGCTCGGCGCGCTTCTGAAAAAGGCCATCCCGCACACCGCCACCACAGAAAGCGTCACCCTCGCCAACGGCTCCCACCTCACTTGCGGCACCTCCCACCGGGGAGACTCGCCCAACAAGCTCCACATATCCGAACTCGGCAAGACCGCCCTATGGGCTCCGATCAAAGCCCGGGAAATCATCGAGGGCGCGCTCAACTCCATCACCCCCGGCAACATGGCCGACATCGAGACCACCCATGAAGGCGGGAAGATCGGCGACAACTACCGCCTCATGGACATCGCCATGCGGCACGATCCCGCGCAGCTCGCCCCCACCGACTTCAAATTCCACTTCTACCCGTGGTTTATCGACACCCGCTATTCCATCGCCCCCACGCGCCCGCTCCGCCCGGAAATCCTCGCCTACTTCGCCGCCCTCTCCAAAGCCACCGGCCACGCCTTCACGCCGGCGCAAATGTTCTGGTATGATTCCAAGGAGGTTGTCCAAGGCCACGGCATGAAAAAGGAATATCCATCCACCCCCGGCGAAGCCTTCGAGGCGCTTGTGGAAAATGCCATCTACGGCCAGCAGATGGCAGACCTCCGCGCGGGCGGGCGAATCCTGGACTTTTCCCCCGAGGCCGCCCCGCCGCTCTTTACCTTTTGGGACATCGGCATCAGCGACTTCGCCGCGATATGGCTCATCCAACCCATCGGCCGCCACCACCTTGTCCTCGACTGGTATGAGGCCGAGGGGAAAAGCGCCGCCGCGCACGCCGACCAGATGCGAGTCTGGGAAGCGAAATACCGCCGCCCGATCTCCACCCACTTCCTCCCCCACGACGCCGAGAACCGCACCCCCGGCAGCGGCATGACCTACCGCCAGTATCTCGCCCAGGCGGGAATCGCAAACACCCGCGTCGTCCCCCGCACGCCGGACGTATGGCTCGGCATCGGCCATGTGCGCGATTGCCTCCCGCATTGCTTCTTCCACAAGACCCACACCGACACCCCCCGCCACCACAACGGCACCGAATTCCCCAGCGGCGTCGCCTGCCTCTCCGCCTACTCCCGCGACGTTTCCCCCCGCCTCCTCCGCGAAATGCCCAAGCACGACCATTTCAGCCACAGCGCCGACGCCTTCCGCACCTTCGCCGAAGCCCTCCGCCTCGGCATGATCGACCGCGCCGGCGACACCTCGCGCGCCAAACCCCAAGCCGTCGGCCGACCTACCACCAAGCGCAGATGATTCAAATAGTCCACATCCCCGGCATCCAATACGGCAACGAAACCCGTGAGCAGGCGGAGCAGCGCGACCGCCGCACCGCCGAAGCAAACCGCCGCATGAAAGAAGAGTGGGAGGAAGGCGAACGGCAACGCGCCGCCCCCATGAAATCGATGCAGCAATGGGCAAAGGATCGCGGAATCTTTCACTGACCACTTCCCACTCGGCACTTCCCATGACCCCCTACCTCTCCGCCCTCGCCCTCTGGAAAACCCAGACCGCTTTCCCCTGGCCGGATCTCATCGACACATGCGCGCAGGCGGGCGTCCTTGTCTGCACGCCCACCATGTTCCTCGCCGCTTTGCCGGACATCCGGGAGGAGGCAGGGCAGACCCTTTCCCCGCTTCAATACCCCGAGGAAGCAGACACTTGGCATGTTTGGATTGCCGCCGGGAAACCGGATGTAATGCGAACCCTCGCCCGCCTTGCCCCGTATCCGCTACCGTGGATCACATGGCACCGCCGGGACAGGCTCGTCTCCCTGAAATGGGAAACCGTAAACCGCCACGCCCATGTCAAAGCCGAAAATGCCAGCCCTTCCCCCGCCGCCCCCGCCGCCCCCGCCGCCCCCGCCGCCGATCTCATCGACGGGAGTGGAACGCGGAGCCGCCGAGAATGAAACCCGCCGCCGCGCTACTAAGCGTTACAGCTTCGAGGATACCGTCCTCTCACCCAGCACCGGCCTAAAGCGCACCCTCGGCTAGTCCCCCTATGTCCGAACTCGCCGACACCGTTTCCCGCCAGATTGCCGCCCTCGACGCGGATCGCCTACCGTGGGAAGGCCTTTGGCAGGAACTCGCCGAAGTTTGCCACCCCCGCCGCAACACGATCCAGCAGGGAACCGGCCGCGACACCACGCCAGACCGCTCTTCTATCGCCTGGAGCTTCGATGGAACCGCGATGCGGGCGAACAGCACCCTCGCCTCCGGCCAGTCCGCCCGCATCACCCCGATGGGGGCGCGGTGGTTTGTCCTCCGCCCGCCCGCCGAGCTCAACGATTCCGCCGCCGCCCAGGAATACTACGCCCGCGCCACCGAGATCCTTGTCGCCAAGCTCGGCGCATCCAATTTCTACAACCGCGCCAACGAATGCTATCTCGACCGAGGAGCCTTTGGAATTTCCGCGCTGGAAACCACATCCGGGAAAAACGGCAGGGGACTCCATTTCCGCGCGCTTCCCTGCGGCAGCTACTCCATCGCCCAAAACAGCCTCGACGAGGTGGACGTCATCGCCAGCACCACCTGCTACACGCCGGCACAAATGCGCGAGGCCTTCGGCGAGGAGAACCTACCGCCGTCCGTCCGCGCCCTCTTCGATGAACCGTCCAAGCGTTTCACCGCCAAGCAGACCGTTCAGCGCCTCATCGTCCCGCGCTCCGACCGGGATCCTCGCAAGATGGATTCCAAAAACAAACCGATTGCCTCCTACCACATCCACAAGGAATCCAACACCATCCTCCTGGAAAGCGGCTTCGATGAAATCCCCATCGCCGTCTCCCGCTGGAGCATGTGGGGAGATTCGCCCTATGGATGGTCTCCCGCCTACCACGCCCTCCCCGAGGCCGCGCAACTCAACTTCCTTGAGCAGATGCTCGACACCCTCGCGGAAACCGCCGCCTTCCCGCGCGTCCTCTACCCGGCGGGGATGAAAGAGGAAATCGATTTCTCCGCCCTCGGCCTCACCTGCTACGACCCCAGCCTCAACGGAGAGCCAAAGGAATGGCTCACGAATGGCCGCTACGACATCGGCAAAGACCGCTCCGCTGAGAAACGCCGCGCCATCGAGGCCGCTTTCCATGTGGAGCTTTTCAACGCCATCTCCCACCTTGACCCTAGCGCCACCGCCACGCAGATCTCCGCCATCGTCAGCGAGAGCCGCGAGCTTTTCCACCCGATCTACTCAAACATGGTGCGGGAATTCCTCACGCCCGTCCTCCGCCGCTCCTTCGCCTTGCTTGTGCGTTCCGGGGAAATCCCGCCACCGCCCCAGGACGTTCTCCTCCGCGACGACCTCGGCGCCTACCTCGCAGACCCGGAAGTCGATTACGTCTCCGCCATGGCGCTCGCCATGGAACAGTCCCACCTCTCCGGCCTCGGCGACATCCTCGCCATCACCGGCCAGCTCGCCACGCTCGACCCCACCTTCCTGGACTCGCTCAATCCCCGCACGCTCCTCCCGCACTTCGCCCGCGCCAAAGGACTCCCCACCATCCTCCTCCGCACCGAGAAGCAACTCGCGGAGCTAGACGCCGCCCGCGCCGAAGCCGCGCAGGCGCAGCAGGCCGTCGCCGCCACCGAAGCCGTCCGCAACCTCGGCGGCGCACGCGAGACCATGGACGCCGCCGCACAACTCTCCCCGCAACAATGACCCCAACCCCGAAAGACAATGCCAAAGAAAACGCCGCGCGCATCAAACAGCAGCGCCAAGACCTACTCGCCGCCATCCGTAGAACCTTCGACACCCCCGACGGAAAGCGAACCCTCGCATGGCTACACGCCGCCACCGCCAGCGGAGAGCCCGCCTTCCAAGCCGGAAGGGATGGAAATTTTTGTCCCATTGCCGCCGCCTTCCGGAACGGACGTCAATCCGTCATACAGGAAATCTTCAAGGCCACAACCGAAGCCGCAACCCCAGGAGCTTGACGACGAGGAGGAACCCCTCGCCGCCAAGATCAAGGACGCACCCACCCATCCGGATCTCGGATTCGGAACGCCGGAATGTTTCCTCTGGTGCTTTGAAAACCTCTCCCGCCACGACTTCCTTTCCCTCTACAACGAGCGCCGTCAGGAGATGCGAGAGAAATGCCGCGGCAACCATGACACCGCCGAAGCCCTTGCCTATCTGAAACCCTCCACCAAACCACTCCCATGATCGAGACCCCCGAAGCACCACCCGCCGAAGCCCCGCCCGTAGCACCCGCCGCGCCCGAGGCACCACCCGCCGCCGAAATCGTAACGCCGCCCGCCGCACCCGCCGCACCCGCCGCACCGCGCGCCTTCAACGACGACGGCACATTCACGGAAAACTGGCACCAAGCATTCGGCGATGAATTCAGCGCCTACGGAGAAACCGCCGCCCGTTTCAAAAATCCCGGCGACCTTCTGAAATCCTACGTCCACCTCCGCCAGACCGGCCCCGCGTATCCCGACGCCACCGCCACGCCCGACCAGGTGGAACGCTTCCGCCAGCTCGCCAACGTGCCAGCCACCGCCGAAGGCTACAACCTCCCCGTCCCGGAAAACTTGCCGGAAGGCGTCAGCTTCAACGCAGACCTCGCCGGAGACTTCGCCAAGCTCGCCCACCAGCACCATGTCCCCGCGCCCGCCCTCCGCGCGCTCATGGACAAGCAGCTTGCCATCGCCAGCGCCGAAGCCAGCGAACACGCGCAGGCCATCGCCAAGGCGCAGGAAGAAGCCCGCTCCTCCCTCATCACCGAGTGGAAAGGGGACTACACCAGCAACCTCTCCACCGTCCGCCACCTCACCGAGCGTTTCGGCGAGGCCGCAGGCATCGAGGAGGGAGCCGTAAAGGAACTCGCCAACAATCCCGCCTTCGCCCGCATCATGCACCAGGTGGCAAAGCTCACCCGCGAGGATAGCGTCGCAGCCCCCGCAGGCTTTGGCGATCTCCGCTCCGCCGCCGAGCGGGCGGACTCCATCATTTCGGGCAAAGACTCGCAATGGAGCGAGCGCTACGCCAACGGCGACCCCGCCGCCTACCAGCTCGTCACCAAGCTCCTCGGCGAGGCCAAGAAATAATCTCAGCGTTGTGTTGTTTTCCGCCCGTCCTCTGTCCGCAGGGGGCGGGCGGTTTTCGTTTTCCCCGCTTCAATAGCGGATTCACAGCGTTTCCCGCAGTCTCATCACCGACGCAAGACAGACAACCGGCACCAGTGGCCGCCCTGTCCTAAAGCACAGCCGCACCTCGCTCTGCCCCTTTTAGGACAACCGGACGCGAACGGATTCACCAACCGTTTCCAACCAAACCACTACCACCACCACCATGTCACTTGCAGTTCCAGACCATTTCACCACGCAGTTCGGAAAGAACTTCGAACCACTCGTCGCCCAGACCGTATCCCGCCTCCGCAAATGCGCGGTTGTGACTACCGGTTGCACAGGCGAAGCCAAGACTCACAACCAGGTTGAGAGTATCACCGCCCGCGAAACCACCGGCACCCGCTACGAGCGCCTTACTCAGAAGGATCTCGACACGCAAAAACGCTGGAACCACATGCGCACCTTCCGCGCCCTGACCAGTGAGCCGCAATGGGACGAAATCGCCCTTGCCCCCACCATCATGGGACAAGGCACGCACATCGTCCAGCACTCCGCCGCCTATGGCCGCCAGCTTGATTCCATCCTCATCGAAGGCTTGCTCGGCACCAACTACGTCGGAGCCACCGGATCCACCACGCAGGCCATCACGCAATCCGTTGCGGTGGACTTCGTTGCATCCGGCAGCCCGGCCAACAGCGGCATGACGGCCTCCAAGGTCATCGAGGCCGTCCGCCAGCTCCGCGCCTCCGAGGCCTGGAACAGCGAGGCACAAGCGCGCGGCGTGAAACTCTGCGGCTTGCTCAACTCCGAGCTTGAGTCCCAGTTGCTCCACGCAGCGAACACCAACGCCGGCGACCGCCTCTACTCGAAGGACTTCATGCCACCCGTCTATGACGAGAACGGCGGCCTTCGTTATTGGCTCGGCGTCAACTGGATCTCCATTGAGGCGCTGCCCACCAACACCGGCGGCACCATCGCGGAATCCGCCATCTGGACGTCGGACGGCCTCTACCTGGACATCTGGCAAGACCTCAAGGTCAACGTCGATATCCTGCCCGAGCTCGACCACGCCGTGCAGTTCAAGTCGTCCTACGCCTTTAACGCCTGCCGCCGTCAGGAGTCGCAAGTCGTCAAAATCAACGCCGTCCTCTAACCCCAACCAAGCCGGGGGCATAACGCCCCCGGCAACCCTCACCTCGAACACTCCACGACCATGCCCACATTCAATTCCAACATCGCCACCGCCTTCGCCACCAAAAAGGTTTCCACGGGAATCCGCAATGGTGACGACGCCAACGGTAAACTCACCGTCGCCACCGCCAACGTGACCATCCCCAGCACCACGGCCGCCAACGACATCCTCAACATCATCCCCGCCGGGCTCCTGCCCATCGGCGCTGTTGTTGTGCCGCAGCTTTGCTCCGTCACCTCGGCGGATCCTGGCACCACCCTCACCTTGGACATCGGCTTTGCCGCGAACCCAGACGCCTACGCGGACGGGATCACGCTTTCCGCCGGCGGCCAGATCGCCTTTACCAGCGGCACCTTGCCCGCAGCCGTCACTACGCCGGTTCGGATCGAGACCGCCGCAGACGCGATCTATGCCACCGTGATGACCGCCGCCACGATCACCGACGCGACCGTCCTCACGTTCCTCATCGCCTACCGTTCCAAATAATCTTCCGGGGGGAAGAAACCACCGAAAAGCCCCGTCCGCCTCGCGTGGGCGGGGCTTTTCACTTTCCACATTGCCGCCATGACAAAAACGCAGATTGCCAACATCGCCCTCTCCCACCTCGGCGAGCCCGCCGCCACCGACATCGATGTGGACACGACGACCGCCGCCACCGTCGCGCGGACTCATTACGACAACACCCTCCAGACCCTCCTCGAAACCCACCCCTGGAACTTCGCCCGCGCCCTCACCCGCCTCATCCCCTCCAAAGTCACCGTGACCTACACCAAGGCCAGCGGCACTTTTTCCAGCGGACTTACCACCCACACCGTCGCCCTCTCCCTCACCACCTACACCGCCGCCGCCACCACCTACACCGGCACGGACGCAGCGGGATTGGTTTTCACCCTCACCAAGGCCGCCGCCACCGCCTACGCGGAGCTTTCATGCGTGAACGGCGGAGGAACCCCGCAGACGATCTACGCCGCCCGCACCGCCTCCACATTCCCCGCCACCGCGTTTCCCTATCAAGAGCCTTGGACGGTTATTGACGCCGCCATGTCCGCCGTCACCACCCAGCTTTCCACCGCCTTTGCGCCCTGGACAGTCGCCTATGACCTCCCCGCCGCCTGCCTCCGCGTGCTCCGCTTTGCCACCACATCGGACACCGCCTTGCAGCGTTTCGAGATCGTGGACAGATACCTCCTCGCCGACACCGAGGACACCCTCAATCTCTACTACATCACCAGCGCCCCGCCGCTCGCCTCCTACCCGCCGAGCTTCATCAACGCCTTCACCCTCCTCCTCGCCTCGGACATGGCCAGGCAGATCACCGGCAGCGAGCAGACCGCCAGCGACTTCCTCCAGAAGCACAAGCTCGCCCTCAACCAGGCACTCACCAAGGACACCCGCGAGACCCAATCCGGCGAGAACATGACCCCCCGCCGCCTCGCCATGAAATCCGGCCTCTACCGCTCACGCTTCCGCAACAACGGCGGCCCGGGCTTTGACCTATGAACCCCACCCTCCTCTCTTTTAACAACGGCGAAGTTTCCCCCTACCTCCGCCACCGCATCGACCTCGAAAAAGCCGCGGCTTCCGCCGAGACTTGCGAGAACTTCACGGCCACGCCCTACGGAGCGATCAGTAAGCGCCCCGGCCTCCTGCATGTCGGCATGTCCACCGCCGCCCCGCAAAACTCCCACCTCCACCCGTTCATCTCCACGGATGGCTCCCGCTACCTCCTCCACTTCACCGAGGACTTGCTCACCATCTACCGAGAAAACGGCACCGTGGCAGACACCATCGCCATCCTCACCTCCACCTCACCCACCGCCAGCGACTCCACCACCGGATTCTGGTCGGCTCCCCTCCGCGAGCTCCAGATCGAGGCCGTCAACGACGTCCTTTTCATCACCCACCCGGACACCCACCCCCTCCGCATCTCCCGCGTATCCGATACGAACTGGACAAAGGAATTCATCCCCTTCACCCAGCCGCCCGTCCTCGACCAGAACGCCGATCCGCTTCTTAAACTCTCCGTCTTTTCCAACCCCATCGCCGCTTCATGGGTAACGTCCACCGGCTACGTCGTCGGCAATGTCGTCTATGAGGGCGGCGCGGAATGGCAATGCACCGTAGCGCACACATCCGGCTCCGCGTCCCGCCCCGGTATCGGCGCAGATTGGAAAGGATTATGGCGGCGCAAACTCTACTCCACGGGAGATTCTATTTTGCTTTCTCACATTAACGACCGCGTTATCCCAATCGTAAAAACCGTGCCTTTGCACGCGCTTGTTATGGAAAGGGCTCCCAGATTCGGAAACTTCATTTGCATCGAGGCGCACACGCCGGATTCATGGCATGAGCGCCCAATTTCCTACCAGGCCACGGAATACGGATATGTTTCTAAATGGGCGAGTGTGCAAGGAACCATCGGCTACGCCATCCCGTCGGGCGCTTACGGAACCGACGGC